CGCTTCCTGCATGGGGACGGCGGAGCGCTCGCGCCTACCACAGCCCGGGGGCAGTGTCAACCCATGCACGTATCGTGCCAACATCGGACGGCGGGCCTCCCTACCACAGCAGCGGAGCGCTGTCAAGCGATGCGTGCGACCAAGCACATCGCAGCGAGGATGTCAAGTCAATTCCGACGAACGGTAGGGAGAGGGCAGACCATACGGCAAGGGGGGGTCAGCGTATGGCGGCCGGGGGTATCCGGAAAAACAGGGGGCCGACGCTGGCTAGCCCCACCCCCGGTCCTGAAAAAAGAGAACACACGAAAACGCCGTCTCACAACCCCTGAGACTGCACGCACTCCCGCAATTCATTGCACCCTGACCCCTACCCGCGTACGATGCTCGATATGGCACACCCTTTTGCAACCCCGGAAGTAACGATTCCGTCTGACTGGGTGTTTTACACCCCTTTGGCGTACAGGCTTTGGAAAGCTGGCAATCAGGAGGCTCTGCTAGACCTATGCAATCTAATCACACGAATACGGAGAAGCAGGGGATGCCGGTACCAGGCGATTCTGGGGGCACAGGTGACGACGAACATGGCAGGCATGGAGAGGGGAATAACAAAGGAAGGGAAATGGCAACTGTGATGCCTAACCTTTTGGTGCAAGAGTCCGTAGAAGCGGCTTGGGCACTCGATGATCCCAAGAGTATCGCGGGACGGGTCACACGCGCACGGGAAGAAGGATACGTCAACCTCACCCCCTTTCAACGACAGTTTGCCATGGAGTTCGTGCTATCCGGTACATCACTTAAAAAGATAGCCGCCCTCATGGAGCTTCCTAGACCCTTCATACAACGCATGTATAACGATCCCGTTGTAAGGGCATACATTAGCGATCTGCAAAAGGAATGCGCCGCACATCGGCTGATTAATGACCAATGGGTGGAAAATCAGCTGCTCAACAATTGGCCCAAGCTGATGGGGGAAGAGGCCGTTGATATCGTGACCTCAAAAGGATGCCACGTTAAGGCTAAGAAATACCATGCCAGCGAGGTAGGCGCTATGCTTCGGCACTTTGGCGCTACACGCGACGAAGGCCCCAAGGGTAATAGCGGTGTCAATGTGCAAATCAACTTTGCAGACATTTTCAGTAGGCCCGAGGATAGGGTTCCACAGGTCACGATTGACCTAGGTGACCACGATAGAGAGAGCAGCAAGGCTAGCCACGACGATGTAGCCATAAAGGCTAGCCACGACGATGCGTGACTATCGGGCCAACAAGAATGTAAGCCTCCCCAACGGTTGGCACCCGATGGCCCACCAACGGAGCTTTTTTGACTATCTTTTTGAAGGTGGCAGCTTCCCCGAAAGAAAGAGGGCCTTTTTGACATGGCATCGACGCGCGGGCAAAGACTCCTGTTCTATCAACGGCCTTGCTATTTCATCCCAGCTGAGACAGGGGACCTATTGGCACTTGCTCCCAACGCTGAATCAAGGACGCAAAGTAATCTGGAACGGAGTGGACAGTTCCGGGCGCAGGATTATCAATCAGGCATTCCCTAAAGAGCTAGTAGAGGCTCACAACGAAAACGAGATGACAATTAAGCTGCGTAATGGCAGCTTTTATCAGGTCGTAGGATCAGATAACTATAACAGCCTTGTGGGTGCCAATCCGCTAGGTGTTATTTTCTCGGAATGGGCCCTTTCTGACCCCGCTGCATGGGATTTCGTCCGTCCCATCCTTTTGGAGAATGGTGGTTTTGCCGCTTTTATCACCACTCCACGCGGTAAAAACCACGCATATAAGCAGTGGAAAGCCGCCAAGCTTAATCCGAAGTGGTTTACAAGCCTCCGGACGGTAAATGACACCTTCCGAAACGATGGGAGGCCCATCATTACGCCTGAGGACATACAATCAGAGAAAGATGAGGGCGTTCCTGAAGAGATAATCGAACAAGAATACTATTGCAGCTGGGAAGGCATTAATTTCGGGTCGATTTTCGGCCGTCAGCTGGGTAAATGGGAGCACCAACAGATAGAGTTTCCGGAACCCTTTATGCCGGGTATCCCCGTACTCACTGCATGGGATATCGGGCACCGTGATGCGACCGCCATATGGTTTTACCAGATTGTCAACGGCGAAATACATATAATTGACTACGAAGAGGGCACCGGCTCCGATGCTGACGAATGGCTAGATAAGCTGCAAGAAAAGCCCTACGCATTCGGCATGCCTGCGTTGCCCCACGATGCCAAGAATAAAACGTTCGCAACACGCTACTCCGCCCAAGACCGTTTTATCGAACGAAAATTGATTCCATATATAGTGCCCAACATGAGCCGGGCCGCTGGAATCCAAGCAGCGCGTGCAATCATCCCGATTGTGTGGTTTAATACCGGGAGCAAGCGCGTTCTAAAGGGCCTAGAACACCTAGAGCAATACCACTATGAGTGGGACCCGGAACAGAAGGTTTTCAGCACCGAACCGGCGCATGATGAACACTCTCATGGAGCCGATGGTTTCCGTATGCTCGCGCTGTCAAAAACGGTCATCGAGCAGTGCACAAAAGGCCGTAGCACGACACGCGGCCCCAATCACTACAATACCCCTATAGGACGTGCCCTGAACCTTGAAAATCTCTTCAAGGATCGGGAGCGCCAGCGCAACCAGTTTAGGAGAGTGTGATGGCCGTTGACAAGAAGCAGGAAAAGAATCCATGGCCCGCACGCCTAAAGGCATGGAAAAAGTTTTCCGAAAAGTTCCATGAAAGAGGGGTCCAGATTGAGGCTCGCTATGCGGATGACCGGGAGACTGAGGCTTCTGGTAGGCCGTCAATGGTGGGCGATACAGGCATTAAAAAGGTCAATATGTTCTATAGCAATACAACGGTTATCAAGGAGAGCCTTTATAACAGCCTCCCGAAGCCGGATGTAAGCCGCCTGCATAAAGGGGAAACGGAAAACGATCCCGCGCGTGTAGCGGCCATGATTATGGAACGGGGACTGACATATGAAATTCATTGTGCACCAAACTTTGACGTGTCGATCAAATGCGCAATTCTTGACCGACTTGTGCCGGGACTTGGTACTCTCTGGATCACCTTCATTCCCCCCTCAGAAGATGGACAAACTCCCGAAGAAATCGTCATCGATCCCGTCTACTGGATGGATTTTCTATACGAACCCCAAAGAGTCTGGGAACAAGTGACTTGGGCAGGACGTATTTTGCACGTTGACAGGGAAGAGGCAAAAAAGCGCTGGGGAGACAAAGTAAATGCTGCCACTCCTGAGAGGGGAGTCAACGCAGGAATAAGCGTTGCCGCTGACACGGTAAATGAGGGCAAAGTCTGCGTCATTCAGATGTGGGACAAAAAGAAGAAAAAGGTCCTTCATTTGACCAAGGAAGGGGAGATTCTAGACGAGGCAAAAGACCCCTACCAGCTACAGAAATTCTTCCCGTGCCCCAAGCCGTTGGTAGCGAGCCCTCCGACAAGTAAATTCTTGCCGATTCCGGACTACTATATCGCCCAAGACCAGTACATGGAATTGGATATCCTGTATGCCCGTATAAACCTTATTGTTGAGGCATGCCGGGTTGCAGGTACCTACGATGCCGCTACGCCAGCCATCGGACGCATGCTTGACGGCACCGAAAACAGGCTAATTCCGGTAGACAACTGGGCCATGTTTGCCGAACGTGGCGGAGTACAAGGCTCCATAAGCTGGTACCCCGTTGAACAGATAGTAAGTGTGCTGCAACAGCTGGTCAGCACTTACGAGTTCATGAAGAACCAGCTTTTTGAAGTCACGGGCATGGCAGATATCGTCCGTGGCTCTACCAATCAATACGAGACTGCATCTGCGCAGGAAATCAAGGCGCAGTTTGCCTCTGTGCGAATGAATGGCTTCCAAAGGGATGTTTCCTTCTTTGTCCGGGACGTGCTACGCGTCATGGGCGAAATGATGACCCAGCTATATAGCGATGGGAAGCTATCCAAGGTCACAGGAATACTGCCCGAGGCTGACCAGCAATATGTGCAATCAGCGTTGGAGCTACTTCGCAACGATTTTCTCACGAAATACACCATCGATATTGAAACTGATTCCCTGACCCAAGCGGACTGGGGCCTCCAACAGAAGCAAAGAATGGAGTTTGTCGGTGTCCTATCACAATATCTGCAATCGGCTATTCCGGCTGTTGAAGGCAACCCTGCGATGGGCCCCATCCTCGCCCAGATTGTCAAGTTCGCTTCTGTCGGCTTCAAGGGAGCATCCGAATTGGAAGGCGCTCTCGACGCGGCAATGCAGCAGCTTGCGCAATCCGCAGAAGCGGCGAAAAATGCTCCGCCAGAACCTTCCCCAGAGCAAGTCAAAGCCGAGGCCGCCAAAGCCGAGTCCGAAGCCAAGATAGCGGAGCGTCAACAGTCCGCCGCTTTGGATCAGCAACGGGGGCAGCAGGAACTAGACTTCATGAAGCAGAAATTCACTGCTGAATTGGAGTTCAAAACACAGATGTTTGCCATGGAGGCAGCGCACAAGGAAAAGATGGCCGCTATCGAGTTTCAGAGCAGCCAGCAACGCTCGGCCATGGAAGCGGAGCAAAATCAGGCCCGTTTTGCGCAGGAGCGCATGCAGGATGAAGCTGAGTCCGCCATGAGGCTGCAAAGAGAGGCTGCAAAGCCACTGACTCCGCCTACCCAGCCCGGGGGAAATAACAATGCCGTATAAGAGTGAAAAACAGAAGCGCTTGATGCAGGGAGTGGCACACAATCCTGCCTTCGCTGCCACCATGGGCATTCCACAGGCTGTGGGGCAGAAGTTTGAGCGCGAAGAAAGGGGTCATGAGAAAGAGGAAAAAGCGCGCTGGGAAGCTAGCCGAACAGGGGCCCGCGCTCATGCCCTTCGCCGTCGTCCCGGTGCAACGAAGTATTGACCATGATCTATACCTATGAAGAATGCTGTGGACAGAAGTGGGAAAGAATATGCTCACTCGCCGCCTATGAGGCTTGCAGAGAGTTTGCTTGTCCTGTGTGCGGCCGTGTGCTGGCTCGCCGCTATACGCCTCCGCGTATTTTTACAAAGAAGTTTGAACCGTTTATATCGCCTGTAGACGGTGCGCTAATCACCAACTCCCGGGAGCTAGTGGAACATAACAAGCGTAACCGGGTAGTCCAGCTACATGAAGGTTACGATGAGGCAGCCGTCAAAAAGTTCACTGAAACTGACTGGCAGAAGCCGCTAGCGAAAGAGGACCGCAAGGACCTAGACATTGACTTGAAAGCCGCTGTGCAAAAGCTGGAAGAAGGCTACACCCCGACCCCCGCACCATATACTGAGGAAATTCCCGATGCCTGACACCCTCCATGACGATATCCGCGCTGCTATTTCATCCTCTGCGGAATCACAGCAACAGCTGCCCCTAGGCGATGGTGGTGGCCCCAGTGACGACTTTAGCGGCCCTCCGGCCTCTGAAGTTTTGCCTCCGGTAATGCCGGATGACAAGAATGCCCCTTTGCAGCGGGGACCGGATGGCAAGTTCCTGCCGCGTGGGGCGGAGCCTCCTGAGCCGGTTCCTGCTGCGCCAAAGGGTCCAGTTCCGCCGCCCCCTCCTGTGCCCCCGGGCGCTCCCCAACCTTTGGGAACACCGACTGAGCTAAAATTTGATCCTAATAAGCCGCCGGATTCATGGCGGCCAGATATGAAAGGAAAGTGGAATAAAATTCCACAAGATATCAGGGAGGAAATCACGCGCCGGGAAGAGGCCACTGCGGTAGGTGTCCAGAAGCTGCAACAGTATTACGAGCCGATGGAGGAAATCTACAAGAGCATTTTGCCATTTGAAGCGTACTTTGAGCATATCAAAGAGGACCCCCGGGCATATCTCAGTTCCATGATCCAAGTGGAACAGACAATGCGGCTGGGTAATCCGGCACAAAAGATGACAATGGTAATATCGTTGGCAGAACAGTACGGAGTGCCGATCAGAAACATCCTCAATTCTGCTATGGATGGCAAGTTGGATGAGATGCTTATGCAGGCACACCAGCACCATGGAACGCCTACACCGATTCCGCCACAGGTACAGCAGGAGCTAACACAGCTACAGCAGTGGAAGGATTCCATTGAAGAACAAGCGGCGGATAATGAGCTAATACAGTTCGCTGCTGACCCAGCCCACCAGTACCTTGATTATGTCCGTGACGATATGGCGGATTTGATCGAGTATGGCTACGCACAAACGTACCAAGATGCCTATGACCTAGCCATCTGGCGTAATCCGCAGTTGCGGCCGTACCTGATTCAGCAGTATGCTGGGAACCCACAACCGGGCGGCCAGTTGGCGCAGCGACAGGCAGCAGCACGAAGCGTAGTTCCGCCGGGCTCTGCACCCCTGCTTACGGGGGCGGAAGAGATAGACGATAACGACGATATCCACGATGCCGTTCGCAAGGCATGGAACCAAAACAGCGGCCGAGCGTGACCGCTTGACAAACCTCCCCAGTTCTGTGCTAAGCTGGGGCCTCGGGGCCGGTCATGGACACCGCTTGACCGGCTTTCGGGGAGCTGACCTCCGGTAGTGAAAGTGCGTACACCTTTCTTAGGAGATTAGCCATGGCCTTCCCGAACGTCAGTGATATCATCACCACGACAATCGAATCCCGCACGAAAAAGATTGCGGATAACGTCACCAAGAACAACGCGCTCCTGATGCGGCTTTCGCAGAAGGGCAAGATGCGTACTTTCTCAGGTGGCCGCCTCATCTACGAAGAACTCAGTTTTGCCGAGAACGGCAATGCCGGTTGGTACAGCGGGTATGACCTGCTGCCCGTTGCCGCGCAGGACGTGCTTTCGGCTGCTCAGTTCGATATCAAGCAGGCAGCATGCCCGGTCGTCATTTCGGGTCTGGAAATGTTGCAGAATGCCGGCCCGGAACAGATGATCGATCTGCTGGCCGCACGCATCGATGTTGCTGAGTCCACCATGAAGAATCTGGTGGCTGGCGGTATCTACGCGGATGGCACCGGCTCCGGTGGCAAGGAAATCACGGGCCTGAATGCCGCCGTTCCGTTCGATCCGACCACTGGCGTTTATGGTGGTATCGACCGCGTTACTTGGACCTTCTGGCGCTCCAAGCTAGTCAATGCGGCTTCTGCCGCAACGATCCAAGCCAACATGAACTCCCTCTGGGCACAACTGGTTCGTGGCGCTGACCGCCCCGACCTGATCCCCATGGACAACGTGGTATGGAGTGCCTATGTGGCCTCCCTGCAAGCACAGCAGAGATTCACTGGCTCTGAGGTCGGTAACCTCGGTTTCCCGACTATCAAGTACATGGATGCCGACTGCGTGTTGGATGGTGGTATCGGTGGCTTCTGCCCGGCTGGTACTGCGTTCATGCTAAATACCGATTACATCCGGTTCCGTCCGCACAGTGCACGCAACTTCGTTCCGCTGTCTCCGAACAAGCGGTATTCGATCAACCAAGATGCCGAAGTGCAGATTCTTGCATGGGCTGGCAATCTGACCACTTCTGGCGCGCAGTTCCAAGGCCGCCTAGACGTGAATCCGTAAGGAGATCGAAATGACCAGGACCAAATCCGGTGATCCGGTGGTAGACAATACCCTACCAGAAGTCCCGATTGACCCTGCCACTGGCAAGCCGTATAAAGTCGGGGAAGTTCCTCCCGGCTCCAACGTGCCAGTCGGCGGGGAATTCATTGGCGATGAAGCTGAGCGTTTCAAGTGTGAAGAGGAACGCGCAGAAAGGGCCGCCAAGATAGCAGAAGAAAGGGCCGAAGTCGAACGCAAAAGGCTGGCGGATGCTGTAGCCCAAAGGGCAAAGGATGAAGCAGCCCCGGCTCCGACCCCTCTTCCAGTCCCAGAGGCCGATGATGAACCGGCCACAAAGGAAAAGGGTGGTTTCTTCCGCAGGGATAAGTAAGCGCGGGGGCGCGTAGCTGGTTTGCGGCTTCCAGTTAAAAAAGAGCCGTATTTCACTTATTTCTGGAGGATGCAAACATGCCTGCTCGTAACATGGGTAGCCTCGTTTCTCTCCCGGCCAATCCTGCTACCGGCAAGGCCGTTCTCATGAGTCCGTTCTCCGGACCCAAAGGCTCGCCGCTTGATAAGGACCAGACCGGCAACGCGTCTACAGGCGCTCTCAGCACCGGCATCGGCTTCGGTTTGAATGTCGGCCCGGTTATCAATGTCGCTAACGGTACGGCCCCTGCGACTGCCGCGCAGTCGATCAAGGATAAGGGCTATACCGACGACTACACTCCCGGCATTTCGATGCCTGCAAGTACCGCTGCTGTTCCGGTTGCGGCTACGCTGGCAATTCTGACTGCCATTGGTGGCGGTAAGAATACCATCGTTGGTGGCGGTGCAACCGGCCTTGGTGTGTCCACCGTTGCGCCATACGTTGCTCAGCCGCTTCTGGCCTTCGGTGCAGGTTCCTCGCGTGATGCTGGCGCTGGCCCTGCATTTACTGGCTTCGGTACGAAGATGGTAACGGCAGCGGGCGCAGTAGCAGATGGCGCAGCAATCGAAGCTGGTTTCACCAATCGCACGGGCGTTGCGATGATTGCCACACAATCGGCCTTCGGTTCGTCCACAACTGCTAGCCCGGCAGTAACGTAAAAGGTAACAGAAATCGTGATCGGTAATAAAACATGGCTAGCCACTATCGTCATGGGCGCAACCCTCCTAACCGGGGGCTGCGTCACTGATGGCATGGCACAACGGCGCCCAACGATCGAGTTCAATATCCCGATCTTTACGGGCTATCTAGTCCACGAAAATCAGCGCTACTGTTTCTATCGCTACCCGACCGGGCGCGTTGAACGCGTTTCCCGCCGTTGGGCAAACCGGGATGACCGCTATGATCGCGCTGGCCGTTATGACCGCTATGGTCGTTATGACCGCTATGGTCGTATGGACCCCGAAAACCGCTACTACGATGACGGCCGTTATACCCGTGATCGTGAAAACCGGCGCGATGGCTACCGGGTATGGAACTTCCGCCCCCGGTATCGTTGCCCCCAGAACTACATGGTTCGCATCGAGCTAGATTTGGGCGGCCGTGACAGGGATCGCAGGGACCGTGAGGATGAGGAACACCGGTACCCGAGGGACCGCAGATGACCACTCTCAATGATGCCATTCGCGTAGCGACAGGCGGGGGCACTGTCAATGACGGCTTGTTGAGTTTTTTCAAGGCTGGGGGGGCGAGCGCGAACGCCACCTACGGTGATGCGGAAAGGCAGTGGCTCCTAGGGCAGCTAGGGCTACCCGTCACGACCCCCGACACAAACAACGACCTTTGGATGAGGCTCCTTGCGCCTTATCCCGGCACTATCAATGATAAGATGCTGGCCTATTGGCTGAGCAATCCTTCGCCCAACCAAGTCACTGAGCTTTTGTTCAGCGCCGGAGAGCCCGGTTTCTGGCACGATTACAGTGATTTTAGTACCATGTATCAGGACAATCTGGGTATCCTGCCGGTAACGGCAGTTGAACAGCCCATGGGTCTGGTACTGGATAAGCGCTATGATCGGGCCCGTGGCGCTGAGCTATCGATTAATGGCAACTTTGCCACAGGCACTTGGACTACTGCTCCGGTGCGGCCTACAGGTTGGGTACTAAGTGGCGCTGAAACGGGTAGCGATTTCGTGCAGCAGGTACCGACTGGCGCGCGGGTGGTTACTACTGGCGCTATTATGGGTGTGCGTCAAGATGGGATTCTGACGGTTGGTAAAGTCTATGAGGGATATGTAGATATTGCCTCAGTGGCAACGGGAGGCTGGATTCTTTCCCATAACGGTGTCAATCTTACCAATGGCACTACTGGCACTATTGCACATGTCATTTTTACGGCTACCAGTTCCTCTGCTATTGAGGTTAAGCGGAGTGGTGGCGCATGTGATTTCGTTGTCCGGTCTGTCAGTGTTAAGGAAATCCCCGGCATCCATGGCACGCAGGCGACCGCCGCTAACAGGCCCGTAGTTTCGGCACGTCGGAATCAGCTTATTTCAGACCTCTCGCTAGCAGTGGTTGGAGTCATTGGTTCGGGGGGTGCTTTGCCTACTGGCTGGAGTGTCTCCGCAGTTGCCGGAATCACGCGCGAAGTGATAGCCAAAGGCACGTTGCCTGATGGCCGGGCATATTTCGATTATCGGGTAAGCGGCACTAATACTTCCGGAGCCCTTGGATTCGCTGACATTTATATGGGCACGGGCGTTGCTGCTGCCATCGGTCAACCGTGGGTTTCTTCTGCCAGAATACAGCTATTGGCTGGCGATCCAAGCGTAGGATTTAACAACCCGCTTCGTAGGCTCTTTATATCCGAGTACAACGGTGCAGCCTTTGTCACCAATACTAATTCTGTGCAAACCATAATTGCTACGGAGCAGCTATTCACTGCGGCACGAACATTCACAGGTGCGGCCACTAATCTTGCCCGTGTCGGCATTGATATGGCAATAGCTATCGGTGGTACAGTTGACCTCACCTTCCGTCTTATTCAACCACAGCTGGAATACGGCCTAGTTGCCACCCGCTTCCAACGCGTCACTACCGCTACTAATTACGATAGCGCGGGCTTCCCGCACTATCTGCGGTTCGACGGGTCCAATGATTTCTATGTCACAAGCAATATCAACTTCGGTGCTATGGATAAGGTCACGGTCTTTGCCGGAGTGACTAAGGTAAGTGACGCTACGATAGGTTGCGTATGTGAGCTATCCGTTGACACAACGCTCAATAACGGTACCTTTAGGCTATTTGCGCCTAATTCAAACGCAACCCCCGGCGTTTCATGGACCGTAAAAGGCACCGTTGTTGCGCAAGCCGGAACCAGCCTTGGCATTCCTGCCCCCGATACCTCATACTATACCGGCATTGCTGATATTGCAGGGGACGTAACCTCCCTTCGCAGAAATGGGGCGGTCGTAAATACCATAGGTACTGACCTAGGAACAGGCCCCTTCCTGTCATATCCCATGTATGTCGGCTCTCGCGGAAGCGGCGGGCTTGTATTCAACGGCCAACTCAACCAGCTTATTGTTAGGGGCTCAACCGTGGCGACACCCCTAGCGACGATCCAAGCAATCGAGGCATATGTCGCCGGTAAAACCCTGTATACCTAGGAGTACGAAATGACCATCACCCTTACCGTCCTTCTCCTTCTTGCACTCGTCTGCCTGCTGCTGGCAGCGTTCAATGTCACTTTCAGCCCGCGCGTGCATCTGGGTTGGCTGGGGCTGGCACTCGTCACCCTCGTTGCCGTTATTGAACGGGGCCTACTCGGCTAAGGAGCCCCCTATGCAAACCGCAGACTTTGATGTTGAAGATTTCAAATCCCGTGAGGCCGGTGATAAGTCGGTCTATGTAAAGTTCTATGTGCGGCCCAAGCTTGATGAGGCCGCATCGGACGAAGCGGGCCGACCCATTTACAAGGATGTTGACTATGTGGAAATCCGTGTCCCCGGCAACCAGACCAATATCATCCAGCGTCCGGTAACGGATATGGACAAGAAGCGTTTCGCACCCGCCTATAGGGAATTCAAGAGTGGCGAAACGGAGCAAAACATCGGCACACCTTTGGTGGAAGCGCCTTGGATTACCCGCTCGCAGGTAGAGGAACTTTCTTACCTGCGAATCCGCTCGCTGGAACAGTTGGCAAACGTCAATGATGACGTGTGCACTCGTATCCCGGGCCTGTTCAAGCTGAAACAGCGGGCGCAGAACATGGTGGACAAGGCGGAAAAAAGTGCCCCGTTTATCAAGATGCAAGCGGAGTACGAAACGCTAAAGGATAAGCTGGCAGCGATGGAGAATACCATTGCTGAGCAAACTGCCCTTATTGCCAACATGAAAAAAGGGAAGTAAACCATGGCCGTCCAAGACTCTGCTATCAACACTGTAAATCAAGCATTGCAGGAGCTTGGACTTCCGCAGGTTCCTACGATCCTTTCTCCGTTTGATGACCAGACCGGGTTTCAAGTGCTCGGTCTGGTCAATTCTCTAGGCACTCAGCTGGTCAAGGTTCACGATTGGCAATTCCTTGAGAAAACACTTACCATTCTTTGCGATGGTGTGGCTTCTGAGTTTGACCTTCCAGCGGATTTCGGAAGGATAGTCAATCAAACGCAATGGGCGAGTACCAATCAGCGCCCCATGTTTGGTCCCATGAGTCCGCAGGGCTGGTCATGGGTGCAGTTCGGGATCGTGTCTGTAGGTGTGTATTACAGGTATCGTATCCTGCGTGATAAGTTCACTGTATTTCCTGTTCCCCCCGCAGGTGAAACACTTAATTTCTACTATATCTCTCGTAACTGGGTATTTGATCCAGTAACGTTGATGTATAAGGACAAGGTAACAGCGGATGCGGATGAGCCTGTATTCGATAGCTTCCTGATGACTGCGGGTGTCAAGTTCAAACTATGGAATGCAAAGGGCATGGATGCCACGGACCTAGGCAACCAGTTTGACTACATGCTGAATGCTGAAAAAGCACAGACAACCGGGGCTCCTGTCATCCACCTTGATAGCAGGATTGATTACTTCTATATCAGCGGGCAAAATGTACCGGACGGGAGTTGGAATACATGAGAGGGCTCCGCCAGCAAAAAGTACAGGTCAGTCAAGCGCTTGCGCTACCTGCTCCCGTGGGCGGAATCAACGATCTTGACCCGCTGGCAATCATGGGCCCTGAGTTCATGATTGATGCCATGAATTTCTTCCCTGATACCGGCACACTTACTGTGCGCAATGGCTATCAGGAATGGGTGACCGGGCTGGTCAACCCCATTAAGACCATCTTCTCATACAATGCCGTGGACGGATCGTTCAAGAAATTTGCGTCTACGGACGTTGGCATTTTTGACATTAGCGTGAGCAGCAATGCTCCTGCGGCGGTAACTGCCATTACTAACGGGCAGTTGGAGTGGACAAACTTTGCAACCGCCGCAGGACAATTTCTGATTACCGTGAACGGTGCACAGTCAAAGCTTTTCAATGGTACTACGTGGACTCAGTTCACACAGGTAACTACACCCGCCGCCCCCGGCGAAATAAAGGGCGTCAATCCAAACACGTTCAACTTTGTCCTCGTACATAAAGGCCGGTTGTGGTTCCTTCAAACCGGCTCCATGACTGCATGGTATTTGCCCATCGACTCAGTAGGTGGCGAAGCCAAGCCGTTTTTCCTAGGTGGTCTTTTCCGTCGTGGCGGATACCTAATTGCCATGGCACGATGGAGCATGGATACAGGTGAGGGATTGGATGACAGACTCCTATTCATCACTTCGACTGGCGAGATTGCATCATATTCTGGCAATGATCCTTCCAATTCTGCGGATTGGACTTTGGATGCAATCTTCTTTGTTGCCCCGCCGCTTGGTCCGCGCGCTGTGGCAGACTACGGCGGGGATACTTTGTTCCTGTCCCGACGCGGCCTCATTCCGTTGTCCACTTTGATTCAGGGTTCGGCTACTGAAATCCTGCTATCAAACGTATTGACCCGCCGCATCTCCCGGACGCTCATTAGACTAGCTGCGCCTACTCCCGCGCGCTTCCCTGTTGAAGTGGGGTTCCAGTCGGAGCTTGCTCTGATCGCCATTAATATCTATGACGAGAGAGCCCAAGCCCCAGTCCAGCTGGTGATGAATCTGCTTACCGGAGCATGGGGCAAGTTCGACTATCCTGTTCGCACGCTCCGCACGCTCGATCGCACCGTGTATATGGGTACTGACAATGGACGGGTATTGATACTCACTCCTAACGAGCATGTGGACGAGGTTCTACGCGATGGTACAGGTGGCAATCCAATAGAAGCATATGCGTTCAGCGCGTATAGCTACTTGGACAACCCGACGGCCAACAAACATGCCAAGTTCATGCGACCCATATTTCATACCGAAGTCAAGCCCTCTTTCAAGATGCGAGCCTTGCCGGACTTCCGGCTCGACCCGTTCCTGCTTCAACCCACTCCTAGTTTCGCGCAGGGTAACGCTGTGTGGGACGTGAGTCTCTGGGACGCTGCTAACTGGGCAGGACTAGAGAACGTTTATCGTCCATGGGTATCGGCTAACGTATTGGGTTACGCTTTGGCGTGGCAGCTGCGTGTTTCTACATCCTCCCCGCTATCCGTTGCAGCAGTGGAATGGGTGTGGGAAGCTGGGGGCCTGATATGAGCCGCTGGATCAACACAAACAGGCTTGTACTCAATGAGTATTCCAGCCTCATGGGCGGGGCTCTATTTACGCAGAGCGCACAGGTGCTTGCAGAGTACGATGACAATGAGCCTATTGCTATCGCCGTATTTGACCAATACAACGGCAAGAGTATTCACTTGCATGTGTGGATAGCCAAAGGGCGGAGAGTATCCCGCACCTTCTGGTGGGCCGGGCATGACTACTTGTTCCGTCAGCTAGGTGTGGAGCATGTGTATAGCCCTGTCTCATCATTCAATAGGTCAGCTATTAAGCTGGTAGAGAATCTGGGATATGAGCTAATTTCCACGCTTCCAGACTATTACTCTGATGGTAGCGATTGTCTCATGTACCATGGCACAGAAAAAATGGCAACTCATTGGCCCCACCTAAAGGCTAGGGCTACTCCGGCAATATATCGGGAGGAAGCATGACATGGGCAGCGGCGGAAAAACCCCTCCCCCTCCGGACTATGTAGGTCTAGCCAATCAGCAGGCTGGAATCGATGCTGCTGCTGTTGAAAGGCAGACGACTGCCAATAGGCCAACACAGCAGAGCCCTACTGGCTCTATTTCGTGGCATGTTGATCCGGCTACAGGGCAATGGACCCAGACTGAACAATGGAATCCACGGACGCAGCAACTTTACGATGCGTCTATGGCCCAGCAATGGCAACAGCTAAGCGGCGTTCAGGGGCTATTGAATCAGCAGGGCCAAGGGCTTAATGCTCCGGGCACTCCGGGATATCAACAGCACAGCCTTAATGTGGGCCAGTACAACCCCTATGCCTTGGGCATGGGCCAGTTTAACTCTGACGTACTAAAGACACTGCCTAAGTACGATCAGGCATCCGGCGATGCGTTTGCCAACAAGTATGCTGAATCGCTGCTGGCACGCATTCGTCCCAGTCAAGCAACCGACCGATCCCAGATGGAAACTAGGCTTCGTTTGCAGGGCCTACAGCCCGGTACCGAAGCATACAACCGCGCCTATCAAAACCTACTGACCTCGCAGGGTGATGTGACCTCGCAGGCACAGCTACAAGGCCAGCTGGCGGGATCGCAGGAAGCACGCGATGTATACGGCACCCAACTCCAAGGCGCTTTGGCTAGAGCAGCCGAGGAACGGAACCTATATGGCACGCAGCTTAGCTCTGCTATGACCCGTTCGCAGGAGGACCGGGACCGCTACAATACGCAGCTTCAATCTGCGTTGCAGCAGTCGCAGAATTATATGTCCCAGTATCAGACGGGGGCACAAGGCCAGAATCAGCAGTTCAATCAGGCCATGGCACGGTATATGCTGCCATATCAAACTGCGAATCAAACGGCGGGCCTTATCGGCGATGCCTCCCTAGGCTATCGTCCGCAGTTCCCCGGCTTTTCCAGCGCTGGCGGCGCAGAGGGTGCAAACCTTATGGACGCCACGCAGCAGAGCTATCAAGCCGCTGTGCAGCGGGCAAATGACCAAGCCGCACGTAGGGCTCAAACTGGCTCCGCGTGGGGCGCAGTTATCGGTGGCGTAGCAGCCGGTGCATTTACCGGCGGCGCGGCGGCTCCGGCAGGCGCAGCAGTGGGTGGCGCAGTTGGTAGCTACTTCTCTGACGCAGCCTTGAAGGAAGAAATTGAGGTAGTTTCGGATGAGGATGCTTACAAGGCAATGCTGTTGATTCATCCGCATTCGTTCACATGGCCTAATGGCAAGCGTGCGACTGGCCTGATTGCGGATGAAGTAGCCAAGGTATTTCCGCATCTAGTCAACCCAGCCGAGCAGGGTTACTTGAAGGTAGATGGTGAAGCATTTGTTGCTCTGCTGCTGGGCGCATTCCGGCATCTAGCTAAGGAGAGGGAAAATGGGCTTCTTTAGTTCAATCAAAAAGGCAGTCCGTTCTACCCTCCCGGGTGGCAAGGCCAGTAACAAGCTTGTCAAGTCGCTGAAAAAGTATGATCCGTTGGGTAAGAAATTGGGCCTTCACAAGATAGGCGATAAGGTAGACCGTGCCGCTGGCAAGTTCGTGGACTTGCACCAGAAGGTGGAAGGCAAGGCTCATGGACTCATGGCTAAGGCCATATCAAAGGACCCCCTAGGCAAGTGGAGTATGAAGGTGGACCCGCTTGCCCGTGATTTTGTCTATGGTCCGATCAAGCAACAGGAAGAGGCAAAGGCGGCACAGCATGCGGCTACGTTGGCAGCAATGCCGCCTGCCCCTCCTGCTGCTGTAGCGCCGCCGCCTGCTGCCCCGTCTACGCCGCCTCCCCCACCCCCGGCATTTGCTCCCGCCTTTGGACCGATGGTTGGCACAGGTGGCAATTTGCCGCCTACTCCCGTAGGTGGTGCCGCTCCCGGTGGAAATGCTGCCGGTTCAATGATGCCATTTTCACTTCCTGCACCAGTCCAAAGGCCCGGGTCCTATGGTGGTCCTATTGATCCAAACCTGATGGGCATTCCTGCCCCCGGCCAGTTCCCACCCAAGCGTTAAGGAGAATGAAATGGCAATTCCGTATCCAGCAATGGCACCCGAGCGCATGGCAGGCGCACTCCGGAAGCCAATGATTGCACCCCCTCCCGGTGGCGGTGTAATGGGCCCCGGTCCCGGTAACGTTGTGACCCCTCCCGGTCTAGGGCCGCGTGCGGGCATGCCAATGGGCCCGGGTGGCATGGGCCCGCCTCCCATGGCTGAGCCGCCACCCCCGGGCATGGTTGGTACGGGTGGCAATTTGCCTCCTTCGCCAATGCCGCCAATGGGTACGGGTGGCGATATGCCTCCGATGGGTATTCCTCCGCCCGGTCAATTCCCGCAAATGGGGACCGGGGGAAACCAGCCGCCAGTGCCGGGTAATACTGGCATAGTTCCGCCGCACATGCGGACAGGCGGGAACCTGCCACCTATGCCGATGGGTGACCGGATGGGTGGCAGGTTCGGCCCGGGTCGTAGATAAGGGAGTAGGATCATGTTTAGCCCCGGTGGTATCGACCTAACCTCAATTGATCCTGAGACTCTGAAAGCCATTATGGCGCAGTTGCCAGAGCAGCAGGCGAGTCAGCGACGAGCTAGCGCTTTGCGCTCCGGTCAGACTACAGGAAGGCCGGGGCAGGGTCAGATGCGTAGCGGTGCCCTATATGATATAGAAGGAGACTATATCAATCCGATAGGCGATAAGATGCAGGAAGCCGTGGCCGCCATCGGTGACTTCATGCAGGGCCGTGCTGCCATGAAACAAAGGACCATGGACGCGCGGGACGAAATGGCCCGCAATTCCGGCAAGCGGGATACCCCATTCTTCCCGCGTAGTGATACGGACTATGGGATGCCGCGCGGTTTCGGCGGTTCGTGGTACTAGGAGAAAGCTATGGCCGCCAAGTTTGCACTTGACCCGCTCACCACGCAAGCGATTCTGGAAAACCTTCCGACTATCCAGAAGCAGACTCGTCGTGCCAAGAGATTGCGGGAACGGCAGGCACAGCTACATGAGATGGCAACAAAGGAACGGGAGCTAGGGAGTGTAACCCAAGGCTCCCGTGGCGCGCTCTATGACATTCAGGGAACCTATATTCCCAACTACTCTGGCATGGCTGAAAAGGCTATCGGCGGGCTGGGTAGTATGTTTGCTGACTATAAAGGCGACAAAGCAGAGGATGCTTTGAACGAGGAAAGGAACCGTGAAATCGTCCGCGTTATGCAACAGATGGGGCAACAGGAAAATGCCGGTGCTGTTCCAGCTGGCGCTAAGCCTTCCCCTGTAGCCGACCAGATGGGTGCTGCCTTGGGTATGCCTGCTGGTGCGCCCGCTGGCGGCCAGCCTCCCGCGCCTGAACCTCCCCCGGATATCCCGGGATGGGAAACCTTGCCCCCGGAACACAAAGCTGAGCTTACCAATACCCTCAAATCTGTAGCGGGTATGGGTAATGAAGCTGCCCTTTCAATTGTCAAGCAGGCGATTGCGGATAAGATTGCAGCCCAACAGGCGCAACCCCCGGCCCCGCCTGCTGGTCCGCAAGCCATACCCGGCAAGCCCCCGATTATTGAAGGTATGTCCCCCTTCAAAATGCCAGAGATACAGGCCAAAGTGGCTGAGATGGAAGCGGCTGGCGCTCCGCGTGAAGCAATCGATGCGTATGTTACGCAGGAAATGGCTAACAATTCCATGATGCCCGGTGAGGAAGCGGGCCCCGTATCGATTACCCCGGATATCACGGCTCAGATGGGCAGCGCTTTGGGTATGCCGGATCAGGCCACTGCTACCATTCCCCCACCCGGCGCTCCGCCTGCTGGGCCACAGCCTTTGAGTGACAATCCAACCGATCAAACCTTGCGTGCCTATCTGGGTATGATGGGCGTTGACCCCAAGGAAGTTGGTGGTGGGCGTAGGCTTGTTAGTACCCGTGAAACGGATGACGGCAAAATCTACAAGTATTTCAGCGATGGCACGGAAGAGATTTCACAGGGTACAGCTAAGACGGCTTCTCGCCTATTCCGTGATGAGAGTACCGGCAAGATAAATCGTGTGTTTACAAGCGGTGCACGGCAGGGGCAATCGGAGCCAGTGATGGGCTCCGACGGTCAGCCTCTTACCATGACCACGGATCAAGCTAACGCAGCCAACATCGAAACTGCAAAGGTTACGGCTAAGGCCGAAGCGGAAGCTGCGACTGCTGACATAGCGGCTCAGACTGCCTCCACAATCAAGGGTGCAGAAGTACAGGCTACCAAGGCCGCTGAGCGCAGGGAAGCTGCGAAGGCTAGCTATAGCAAGTTTGCCCCGGTCATGGCAGGAATGCGTGACTCTATTAAGAGGCTCATGACCCATCCGGCTCTGCCTAATATTACTGGTGGCATGGGTGGCCGTATCCCGGATGATCCGAAGGCCCGTAAGATATGGGCAGCGGTACGTGGCGGAACGCCGGAAATGGAAGCCCTTGCTTTGCATGACCAGATAACAGGTGGCACGTTCCTTGCCGGTATCCAGCCGATGATTGGTTCCGGTGCGGGCCAGATTACAGAGGCAGAAGGCGCAGCTTTGAAGGCAGCGGCGGCCCGTGTTGGCTCTCGTTCGCAGGGCACTCCTGCATATCAGCAGGCGCTTACCGATTTCCATGGCTTGCTGGATAGCATCGACAGAAGGCTACAGGCTGATGCTGCTGGCCTCAGTGAGGCTCAGCCAGTAAGTGGTGGTCCTTTGAAAGTCAAAGCGGGTTACGCATTGGAGCCATGAAATGCCCTTCCTGAAAACCCCTGATGGGCGAAGGATTCCGGTTCCTGAAAACGCTACGCAGGAGCAACTGGATTCCATCATCGCCAATGATGAAGCCGCGCAGGGCCAAGCGGCCCCTGCCCCTTTGGATGCTGGCGGGTTGCCGGGTGTGGGCGCTCCTATGGCCGCGCCGGAGTCTACTCCGATGAGCCTTGAGCAGCCAGAAACGGAAGCGCAAATGGAGGCCCGGGTTACGGCTGAAATGCAGAAAGCAATGCTTGATAAAATGCCGTGGCATGAGAAAGCACTTGCTGGATCAGGACAGGCGTTCGCTTCTATGGGCCGGGGAGCAAAGCAATTGGGCACCTATCTCCGGCACGGTTCAGAAAGCCCTGAATACCAGAGACTTCTGGAGGAAGAGGCAAACATCCGAAAGATGGATGAGCCTCTTCTTGATACTGGGGCCGGTCGAACGGGCCAAGTTCTGACCCATATTGGTACCGCCCTAGTGCCTGCTACTGGCGCGGCTAAGGGCGCGGCTGCTGCTACCAAACTCTTGAACGCTGGAAAGGTACTCAATACAGGTAAGACGCTCCAAACCGGGAAGGGATTGGCTGCGTACCTAATGGCCGAGGGAGCAACCGGGGCTGGTATAGGCGCTGCTGCCCCCGTTACTGCTGACGAAAGCCGGGGCGCTAATGCCGCATGGGGCGCTGGCCTTAATATCGTTGGCGGCGCTCCCGTACAGGCCCTCAAAGGGCTATCAATGGCAGTTAGCCCCACGGCTCGTTCTGCTGGGGCGGCCCTAAAGGGCGTCGCTAATAAGCTGGGTGGCGAGTCTGCCGCCGCCGCTGAAAAGCAGGCTGCGCGTGAGACAGTTGGGCCAATGATTGAAGAGATAACTGGCTCGTTCAAGGTATCTCCAAAGGCTATGGCGCGAGCGGTACGTCCTAATCAGCATCTTCCGCCATGGCTAAACCGAGAGATTACTAGCATCCAAGCACTCGCTAAATTGCCACGTACTTCTGCCATTCCCGGAGCGAAGATTCAAGAGACGCGTGAAACGATCGGTAAGCAGATCGATGCAATGCGTCGTAAGATCGCCATGGGACAGGCTGACCAAGACACAGCTGCACAGCTTACCGCTTTGGAGAGGGTACGCAGGCAGCTTGATAAGGGTGTAGAGCTAGGCGCACCGGCCAATAAATCAGGTCCGCTACGCGAGCTTCACAGGCACTATCGGGAAGGCACAACGCCACGCACTAGATACGATGATTTTAGGGCCGGTCTACTGCCCGGAATTTTGACGGGTATTTACGGCTCAGGAGAATAATCATGCCACGCAATGGCTCAGGTCAATACGCACTTCCGGGTGGTATAAACCCCGTAGTTACCCAGACGCTTATCACGTCTAACTGGGCCAATACCACGCTTAGCGATGTGGCTCTGGCGCTGACGCAATCCATTGCGCGCGACGGCCAAACATTGCCCACTGCAAACCTGCCCATGGGCGGCTTCCGTCATACGGGCGTAGGTGACCCGGTATTGCGTGACAATTATGCCACCCTAGGCTTCGTACAGGACGGCTCTCACTATCAGCTGATTAACCTAGGTGGTGTGAATGCTATTTCTGGCACTCTGCCGGGGGGCTTGTCTGCCTACTCTATCGGTATGATCGTACAGCTTGTGCCAGTGGCTACCACTACGGGCCCGGTTACCCTGAATGTAAATGGCATCGGCCCAAAGGATGTGGTTTCTGCGGTGGGTAATCAGCTGGGGGCGGGAGACCTCATTATCAACAAGGCTTACCTGTTGATGTATAACGGTACCTCATGGGAGATAATCACTGGTTCTGACTCAGCCACATTTGCACAGGCTGCGATGAGTGGCTGGGACCGCCCAGCAGCGGGCCCGTATCCCGACATAACGCAGGTGAACGCTTCCACTGTAGCCATACCTGCGGGCACGGGAAGAATCATCGAGCCCAGCGCGCGGGATATCTCCGCCGTTACAGAGGTATCATGGGCCGCACAGAATCTTGTGCTTACAAATATGGCTGTTTCGTGGTTCACGGTCATAGGCGTAGATGCTACGGGTACCGTCGTACAATTGGACGGTAACTCCCTGCCTTCTGCGGCTCGTACCCATATCATTCTGGGCACCGTAACCCATTTGAATGGGGTCATTAACAGCATCGTCACAAAGCCTACCATCTATGGCGATATGACGTATGCCGCTTTCGACTTGAGTATGATATTCAATAACATGCTCCTGTCGGGCGGTAACCTACAGGCCAATCTGGGCAACACACTGCACCTTGACCTTAATGCCGGTATCGTGTGGCAGATTGGCGGCGGGCCGGATCAAGTTAACGGTCCCAACATTGTTCCATTCCTTGACCAGACAGACATAACATTCTATCCAGTCACGGGCACCTCTGTTACAGGCGCGGCTACACAGCTAGTCCCGGTTGCCGACTACGATCCGGGTGGCTTGGGCGTGGTGACTCCGATCCCGGGCGGCGCTGGCGTGGCATCGATTCATCGCCTGTATTTCATGGGTGGAACGTTGGTCTATCAGTACGGACAAAACACGTATCCCACCTTGCAGGAAGCCATTGCTTCCATAGGCATTGATACCCAAACGTTGAAGGTCCCGGCGAAGCTTACCAATGCCACTGTCCTTGCCCTCATTATCGCCACCAAGGGCGCTACCAATCTGGGCAATCTCACGCAGGCGCGTCTAGTACCTCAGGGCGGCACCAATTATTCCGTGGGTGTGGCCGGGTCGATCAGCGAAGCCCCTTTGGATGGCGACTCCTACGGCCGTAACTCCGCCGCATGGGTAAAGGTGGTGGATGCTGTGATCGCCGGGGACGGCATTACGGTAAACTCTGCCGACCCAAACAAGCCAGTGGTTGCGGTGGGCGCTACGATGGCCGGGCCAAAGACGATCACGTCTGGGAACCTGAACCTGTCCGCTACCACTGAGATTCTGTATGGGAATCCGGACTTCCGTATTCGTGCACTTAGTTTCGATGCTACGGACAATCAAATTCTGAGGCTTGTAGGCGGCGGAGATGCGGCCGTCAATCGTGGCGGTTTCATATCAGTATTCGGTAACGAGGCGGCCGGTACTCCGGGTGGCATTGTGCTGACCCCGGGCACTCCGGTAGCTACTCCTTCTGATGTATCGATTGCAGCCGGTAACTTGAATGTTGCGGCTGGCAATTTGCTAATGAATAGTCCTACCGGACTTATAAGGTTTTCCAGTCTCGCTTTCAGTATTCAGGGCGTTAGCGTTGATGGTGCGGATAACCAAGTAGTCAGCGTTCAATCGGCTCCCGCTGCCGGTGGCTCGCGTGGTGCCAGTCTATTCCTGTATGGCAATGAGGCCGCAGGCTCCCCGGGGCGGGCGCAACTCAATTCCGCAGGCGGCGGTAATATTGACTTGAACGTAGGCGCTACTAGCCCGGGTGATGTGGTCATCACGAATGGCCGTTTGTATGGTACCGTATTGCATAACAATGCAAACGCTCTGTCCGGTCCTACGAATCAATACATAGGCTCTGGTACCTATACGCCGGTCGTTACGCCTGTAGCCAATATCGACACTGCCGTTCCTACGGTATGCCAATGGATGCGGGTAGGCAATGTGGTTACGGTGTCGGGGCGCATTGATATAGATGCTACGCTCGCTGCCAATACTGTTACAACGATACGAGTAGCGTTGCCGCTTGCCTCTAACCTTACGGCCAACGGGCAAGCTTGCGGATCGGGCATGGGAACGGTGGCTCCCGGCGAGGCTATAGCTATCGCACCGGATACGGTTAATGACGCCGTAAATATGACGTGGTATTCGTTGTCTACAGCTACGCATGCAATGGTGTTTACCTTTACCTATCTGGTGGCCTAATGCCTATCGTCCCTACCCCAAAGGTGATATACCCAACGGCCGGTATCCCGGACCTATGGACTAATGCCACCTATTTTGATGTAACGCTAAGCCAGATGGTGGCAGCCCTGATTTCTAGTGGTCAGTATGCTCCGGGTCCTCTCATCATGGACTTGGCACTAGCTGCCACATCACAATTGATGGTAGAAACAGGGCGCTGGGATGGTGTACCTACATCCCTTATGACGCCAGCACAGGCGCACCAAAGGTTCCTCACCTTTGGACTAGCTAAATAGCAGAAGGCCCCCTTTCGGGGGCCCTCGCTTAATGCCTGGTGTTTGGCGTGCCCCCTTCTGACAGGCGAGTCTCACGACGGCGGCCGGGCCCGTAGGCCCTAGCTACATCCGCACAGGGGGGCGGGGATGTAGCCGAAGGGGACACGTTAAACACCATATAGTGTGAGCCGACCGGTCCACGGCTCACGTACTGCATTCCTTCTAGCAGACCTCTCGGAGAAAAGGTCCAGCGGTGCCGGGGAATTCTTGCCCCTACGGAGTAGGGTTATACGGTGTCGGTGGCAGGTTCCCGCCAGTGTGAACGATAGCAGGCGGAAGCTGGGGAATGCTGGTGATAACGGGGACGGTGTAGACTGGCACCGGATAGTTGGGAGGACTAGGGGCGGGCCACTGCTGCATATGGGGTGGGAAGGGGCCCGGATTCTGGGGGCTGGGTTGGAGGATGGTACCGGAACCGATAGCAGCCCACGCATCGGCACAGGCCAGAAGCATGAACGAAGCGAGTAGCAGGATTCTCATGGGATTCTCCGGGGTTAAAACAAAGGCCGGGAAGGATTGGATTCCCGGCCTCTGAACCATAGGTTACCGGCCGTAACCGGGCCTTAGGTTTTTACCGATCACGGCTGGATGTAGACGTACACGGTCTGCATCTGGTTCTGGCCGAAGCCGATGCCGGTCTGGGCCGCGATGTTGGCATTGGCCGAAGCCGCGAGGCCGAGAGCCGCTGCCGAACCCTGCTGCTGGGTGAAGCCAATGGAGCCCGACTGCGCGGCACTGTCGTTGCCGGAAAGCTGGGTGGCACCGAAGGCGGTATTGCCGGCGACGGCAGACGACTGCTGACCGGTCACTCCGAACAGGGCGGCCTGCGAGCCACCCGCCGACTGCGAACCGACCTGCGATTGGGCACCGGACTCGAAAGTACCGGCAGCGATGCCCAGATCAACCGCATTGGCACCGAACGACACGGCGAGCAGGGCGAGAGCGACGAGGATGTTCTTCATGGTATAACTCCTATCTAATGGGGGGCGGTTGAACCAACGCGGCTGCCCCCCGGCTTCCGCATTGGCTTTGCAAAGGGATTACTTGACCTTTTTGCCCTCTTCGTCCAGTTCAAGAGACTGGCCGTTGGAGCCCCGGATAGTAGTAGCCGCCAGCTTCCGGCTATCGTCAGAGGGTTCAGTCACTTCACCACGGGGCTGACGCGGCTGGTAGTCCTGCGGAGGGGTCGGGTACGACTGTTGCGACGGCTCAGCGGGCTCACTTCTGGGCTGCGGGATATCGCCGCTGAGCAGACCAAGCCGCTCGCATGCGCCTTCCGTACGGGGTTCGTGGTCCTGCTTGGCGTTGGTTTCCGCCATGCAAATCTCCCACACCTGCATGACGATCAGGCGGCTTGCCATATCATGCAACCCAGCATTGTAGGCATTGGCAGCAGCGGTGCCGAACTTTTCAGCGCGGCGGAGTGACTGGCAATTGCCATCCATTTTCGGGCCACTGCCGCCGATGCTCAGACCGAAGCCAGATGCACCCGCTGAAACGGTGCCGCCGCAGTAGTCAGACGAGAATGAAACAGCAGCAGCCAGCGGGACGGCTGCATTCGTCTTGACCTTTTGGGTGGTGGTGCGGGGGATTATGGACGCTTCAAACGTCTGTGAAAGACCAACCCCAACGGAGAGTTCAGTGGACTGGTTGGGGTTCACAACGTTGAGGTTATCGGAAGATGCGCCAGCGTGGGATTCCGATTCCGATTCCGCTATTGCGCCGGAGGTTGAATTGGTGTTGACAGTATTGTCAACTTCGACGGCTTGTGCCGTACCGATAAGCAGCATGAGGGCAGCTGCCAGAATGGCCTTATTCATGATTGATCCTCTAAGGGGTCGGGGGCGGGCAGGTTCCAGTGGCGTTGCCCCCAAGGCCACTGGATCACAGACAGGAATATTAACCTAGGCTTTCTGGGGTGTCAAATTTTTTCCGATGAGCGGTAGTCAAAAAGCTCGTTCAGGTTTCGTTCAGGTCCCCGATCATAGCGGAACCCCCTAGAAAGGCCAGTCGGAATGCTCTCCTGCGTGAAATCTGGGATACTCGCAAGGCCCCAGTACACCAGATTTCAAGCTGGCGGCCCTGTAGATCGATCCCCCGGGCCCGGTCACAGCGTCCCCAGCATGGCTAGCATGGTACAGACCTCTTCTAGGGCGTACGGCTTCCCGGAACGCCACTTGAGGCTACGGGGGAGCCACCCAGCGGCATCGCCGCCGTTATGAACATATATCATGCCGTCAATCCAGCACACTACGAAAGACCATCCCTGAGAGGCGGCCCGTTCCCGGTGCCACTTCCTTTGGGCTGGTCGCATCTGTATTCCGCCACGCTTCATCACCTTGATTTCCAGCCAAAGGTCTAGACCGGCACGGCTGATGTTCAAATCAGGAATGCCGGGGCTGGTAATGGGGCTCTCTATGTGGCTTACATGATGCCCGCTTTCCTCTGCCTCCATATGGATATAAGTACGAAGGTCGTTTTCATTCTGAATCGTCCGGGGCTTCTTCATCTGAAAGGTCCATGAATAGTGGATATTGTTCGGCTAGTCTGTTTTCTATTGCATCTGGGCTAACTCTGCGGCCTATTCGTATCTTTGAATCCGGCTCTCCGGGGTACTTACCTGCCCCCACTTTAAGCTGGTTCTTTTTTACACGTATGATAGTGATGCCAAGCGCGGATAGCCTTTCCTTGAAATCTTTCTCCGTTCCGCATCCCCTACCTTTGGAGTAGCGCCGTGTGTAGAAAGAGCGGAAATCATAATACATATTATTGACCTCCACCCATTGTTCTTGCTTAAAGGTCACCACAGGGAACGAAAACTCTTTCCCGGCTCCCTCTAGCATGGCCTCATCACCCTTCGATTCAATGAATGTTTGCCGGGTCCATTCACAGAATGCCGCTTCCATGGATTCTGCATTGGTTAGCTTGCGCTGTTCTATCAGTTCCTCAGTCACCATTGCACGAGACAGGTCATGCGTAATTGTGCGGGTTAGCAGATAGTATAGTACCTTGCCCAGATACTCCGGATTGTTGGGCTGGTTACGATGATCCTTATACAGCAGGGGCATATACTTGTTCTGCCAGTAGTCTGTATCCATCATTCGTATATCACTGACTTTCAGCACTAGGAAGCGGCGGCTATCGAACCCCGCCGGAATGACCCAGTTCTCATTAGCCGTGAACATGAGGAAAAGGCAGTTACGTTGGCTCCATGGCTTAATGAATTTGTTATTCCAGTCAAGCGGGGATTCCGTTATCAGAGCCTTTAGCCTTTCCGCTTCGCCCTTGTGGGCAGAGAATACGGCTTCCTCGCCTGATACAAATATCATGCTAGACATACCGCCAGAATAGGCACCTAGCAGCGCGTCGCGCGTAGACACTTTGGTAGCATGCGTGGGGCCAATTATAAGTCGGAATATCTCACCAAAAGCGGATTTGCCGGTACCCTCTCTACCCGCTAGCACAAGAGCTATGCCCAACAGGTCTAGAGGCTTCTGCATTTTAGCAGCCAGCATATCTAGCAAAAACTCTGCATGCTTTTCGTTCCCGTCACATATGACATACTTCACATGATCTAGGAAGAATTGCACGTCCTCCGGCTGGCACTCTACAGGCTTTATCGCAAAGCCTTGATATTGGTTGAGGTCCCCCTCTCTTTCCGTGCCCGGGTATTCCATCACAATATCACCCTCGCGCCGGTACTTACTTTTCAGCCAATACTCCGCCGCTGGAACGTACTTCTCCCCTACCATAATGGGCGGGAGATTCGCTGCAACAAGGCCCTTGAAATCACCGGGCGTTGTACGCGTATGACGTTCGTTCCCATCCGCATCTTTGCTGATGCAGATAATGCTATTGCCGCCTTGCGTAGTACACATGAAGCGTTCGTTCATCTTTAGGACCGCTTCATAGGCGTCTATATTGATGCCGGAATACTTGATATCAGCAGCGGTCGGGGCTCTCCCCCTTTGGCGAGCCGTTGCTATCATCCACGCTAGGGTTACTTTGCGGGATCGCTCAGTGCTAAACGTGTCCCATCGCTTCTCGCATTCTCCCGGCTGGAATTTATCGCTTCCTTGGCTCCACTCTATCCAAAGGTCTAGGCGACTGCGGCCCGGGTCGTTGTCATGCAACGCCATGCCCACATTACGCCATTCGTCATAGTCACATCCGGGGTCAAAATAGGTTAGCAGTTCCTTGATATAGTCGTCAGGGGCTACTACCGCAAATTCCTCTACCTCTTTTTTCTTGGGAACCTTGCCCCCTAGAGCCTCTAGCATTTTCTCAGGAATTGAGCCCGGTTCCCCTCCGGTATCCCAGTAGTAGCGGACGCCATTCACGGTAGACGGGGGCAGCAGGCATGCCGTTTTCTTGTCAATGCCCGGTATCTTTTTGATAAACGAAACCTTGTCACTTGTGTAGAAGTGACAACCGCCCCCGGGTGTGATTACCCGTAGGCCGGTAAGGTCATGCAGGTCTAGGCCGGAATTAGCGAATCCGTCAGCCTTCCCATGTTTATCAAAATCTAGGGCTACAATCCCGCTGGGGTTGATGCCTAGAATGTTATAGCCTTCGTACGGGCCACCGGGGCCAAACCAATGCTTGACAATCTCCGGCATGCTGGTCGCATGTTCAATGCTCAGGTTTCGTATGAATCCCTTAGTGTCGGGCTTCTGCGGAAGTACCTTGAAACCTAGCTTAATGTAGTTAAGCGCTGCCTCATAAATAGCGCGGTCTTGGTCGGCTTGTTCTAGGCTCTTAAAAAAGCCTAGGTCAATGTTGAGTTCCATGCAATGCCTCCCACCAATTACCTCCTACCCCGGAAAGTTCTAGGATTAGCGGGACTCTGAACCAAGGGAAACCGTCTCGTACAGCTTCCTGCACTCTGCCCCATGCGGGTTGCCAGTCAACAGGGACCGACATTCCATAACTGTCATGGGTGTTCAAAAGTAGGCGTCCGTCGTTACCTAGCGCCTGTTCAATAAGTAGCCAGTTCATTTTGTTGATATCCGCTGCTGTTGATTGCACAGCTAGCGCCTGCGATTTATGATTGCTAATCCCTCTGGGGAAGCGCAGTCTCCGCCCCATGTAGGTTTCTAGGTATCCGAATTTAGCCGTCGTGGCACGCGCACGCTTAGCGAATTCCCGTACGCCGGGAACTAGCTTATGGTAGCGTTCGATTATCTTCCTTGCCTCTGGGCCAGCTTTCCGATAACGGAAAGTCTCACGGCCCTTTTTGAATTCATCCCATTCCCACGGAAGGCCCATCTTCATAGCTACCAAACCGTCCCCGCATCCCATAATCATGGAAAGGTTTAGCTCTTTGGCATTAGGCTCGCCTGAAAAAGCAGCCTTGCGCGGGAGCCCGGTTAGGTCGGCTACGTGCTGGTGATAATCAAGCCGTGGATTTTCTAGGAACTTCGCAATCAGCGCAGGGTTATTGACCAGATGCACGAAAACACGCACTTCAAAAGAGTGCATATCAGCGTCCAACCATACCTGCCCCTCTTCCGGTAGGAAAATGGGCTTTACTACTCCTGCAACTTCTAGGTTACGGGAGGGGATTTGTTGCATGGCCGGTTCTGTATAAGAAAAACGGCCGGTTCCTGTTCCTCCATCCTCTCCCTTTGTTTGATGTATACTTGGGTATACCCGTCCGTTGATGGCATTTCGCAGGATATGTCCACGAAGAAAAGTATCCCGCGTTTTGACAAGGGAACGAGTTTCAAGAATACCAGTGGATAGCGCATCGTTGATTCTCCTTAGGGATTCAGCGCCGAAACTAGGATCGCCACCGGGTGTCGCAGGAAGGGGTGTACCATCTTGCGTAAACCACACCCCGTCAATCATGCGGGGTTTATATAGGGCCGCTACCTGCTTGGGGCTGTCCAGATTAAATACGCATCCGGTTAGCTCAAATAGCCGCGCCTTTTGCCTGTCAATCTCAATGGTCAGCTTATCAACGGCCGCGTTAGCAGCCGCTTCGTCTACTCGTATGCCCCTCATTTCCGACCGGATAATAGTAGGCATTACCGACTGTTCAAAATCAACAATCTTACGGATGCCCTGTTCCTCTATCCGTCGTTCCTGATTCTGCCAAAGGTCGTGGCACAATTCCGCATCGGGCATGGCATAGGTTTCCACCAAAGCCTTTGGAGCCATGTGCAATCTGCCGATCTGGGCGGAGCGCGTAGGCTTACCCCCAAATAGCTCTGCCATCTGGTCCCATATTCCTGTTTCCTTTTTGCGCCCTAGATACTTCTCTCCCTGATTGTCTAGACTATAGCTGTATTCATGTTCATCTAGTAGGGTGGCGCGAATGACTGTATCCTGTAGCCGTTTCATTGGAAGCCGGATACCCGCATTATATAGCATGCGATAATCGTAGCTGGCATTATGGCAGGCAAGGGGTATCTCATCCGTACAGTCTAGGATGTTTAGAAACTCCCCCGCTCCGTCCTCACGCAAATCGATGTACCGAGGGGCCTCCCCGGTAATCTGCCACGATATACCAATGGCCCGGTCTTTCGGACCTAGGCCAGTGGCTTCCGTATCGACGGCGAGAATGTCAGTCATGCGAGGGCGGCCAATACTTCCATATGGCGGCGTTCATATCCATCGTGAAAACCACGCTGATAATGTGCGTTCATTTGCTCAGCGGTATAGTAATCGGGTTTTGGTCCCCATGCTCCCAGCACCCAAGAGGGAACCGGCTCCGGCAGAGGCGCTACATATACTGGGGTCACTTCGTCGCGCGGAGCCTTGTGGAAATTGGGTAGGTTATCCGGCCAATCTTTATCAATGTCATTCATTTTTCCTTCCCTCTCGCTTCGCTGCGGCTTCTCTCTCTAGCTCCCGTTCATTCTGCCGCATGGCTTCATAGCCTTCTTCATAGCCTTCTAGCCATGCTAGGGCCGCAGTCGCAATGTCATTAGCGTCCTCTGCCAATCCCTCTGCATTAAAAGTGCAGGCATCATCTTCTTCATTTCTTTCATTAAGGAGCCGGACACTTCCGGTCAAAGCAGCGGCCATAAATAGCTTGTATGCCTCTACCATATCGTCTTTAAGTAGCATGACATTTACTCCTAAGAAAAAAGGCCCGGCCCCCGGCTAACCGAGGGCGGGCCCGCAGGCGGATCAGATGACGGGATCAGTAACCTCTGCTGCATCTTCCTCGTTTTCGCCGTAGGCAATGGCACGTTCGCCAGCCTTGATAGCGTTGAACAGCTTTTCAGCCCGCTTGTAAACGTCCTCTGCTACATAGCCGAGGGGCTTGATATCGTAGCTGTAATACTCGCCTTTCTTGCCCTTCTCTTCGATGGCGCGAAGCTTGTAGACTTTGGAGAAACGGTCCCCGGGAGCCATCTGTACCAAAGCGTTGAGCTTCCGGGAGACTTTCAGCTTGGAACGGGACCAGCTGAAAACAGCCTCTTCCAGCACACCGTTGGGGTGCACCAGATAGACGAAGTTCACGGCATGAAGATTGACTTCATGGTCATCCGGATTGTCCAGTTCCGTCAACGCGGAAACGGCTTCCTCTTCCGTGGGGTAACTGCCCACGAAGCCGCCGCCAGAATCGCGGCTCTGCCAGATGATGTATTCCTTGCGAAACACGATGGGGATAAAGACGATGTTATCCCCGTACAGTTCGCCGGAAATGGTGTTGAAAATCATCCCCTGTTCCGCGCCTTCGATATACTTGGCATCGGAGCGCTTAATCTGGGGGGAAAGCGCTTGCAGGACTTCGATTCGTGGGAGCGTGATATCGTTTTGCGTCACGTCCTCCGAACCGCGCTTCGATTCCGGGTCCATGTAGGAGGGACGTTCCTGCATGACAGTGATCCCGTGATTCGACTTTACCGCCACGTCTTGATTCTTAGCCATTTTCGTATTCCTCATTTCGTCAGTTGAAAATCGTCAGCTACTTGGTGTAGATGACTGCCCTACTGAACGGGGTGACTTTGAGAATCCCGTCCGGTAGCTCTTTGCCCTTACCCATCTGTTCCTTGCAAAAGGCTTTGAGGGTCTGGGCGTTTACGGTCGGCTGGATCATGGCATCATTGCCCGACTCTTCCAGCCACTTGTGAAGCGTGCGCTTATCGGGAGCGCTCACGTATAGGTCAGACGTGAGGGTGCAACGGCCGAAGCCGCCAGTAACAGAAGTAATGTCCTCTTCTGCCATCTGGGATGGGATCGCTTCCAAGCGCAGGCGGTCATATTCTTTTTGCAGGGGCTTGCGAGTCTCTTCCAACGCGTCCAGTTGGTCACCGATTGCGGCCATCTGTTCGATCAGCAAAGTTAGTGCGCTCATTTGCTATGCTCCTTCGGGTGGGATATCTACGTTACAGTGATTGTTGCAGGCATGATGATCATTGTCAACCATGGTTCTAAGGTCTTTTCCGCAGTCTGGGCAATGGCAGCTTTCGACTATTGACATATACTCCAATGCCGTACAGGCTAGGCATCGTTCTTCGCCCCCCAGTGTCGGGTGACTATTAGAGAATCGCACTATCAGGTTCAGGGCCCATGCGGTATTCTCGTCTACGATAACAGCTTTTACGCCATTGGCAAACTTGGGGGCTACATCATTAGCCCATTTGTTAGCCAGCATTAGCGATTTGCGAGCCCTCTTGATAGCCTCAGGCGTTACGTGTATTACTGTTTTTTCATTCTTGTATTCCATGGCTATGCCCCCAGTACCCAAGTAGACCATGCGGCCAGAAGAAAGATAAGCGCGATTGCTAGGAAAAGTCGTTTCATGTTATAGGCCCTCATCGAACATGGATAGGAGAGCCTTCGGATGTTCTAGGCTCTGGGTGACAAAATCAGCAAGGCTTTTCTTACCTTCTGCAATCTCTTTCATGCGCCTGTCAAGTGCCACATTTGCCAACAAATCAATGACCATTGTCGGCTCATCCTGTCCGATGCGATGAATGCGCTTTTCTGACTGTACCAATTCCTCATATGCAAAGGTACCGGAATACCGCACCATAAGCTTACCCGCAGTCATGGTAAACCCACGGCTCCCGCGTCCATACGTTGCAACCAACAGCCGGATAGCCGGGTCTTTTTGAAACCTGTTTACGGTGTCAATCGGGTCCTCTATATCCGGATCAATTCGCACGGCTCTACATGATTCTAGGAACGCCTTTTGAATCAATAGAGCCTCTGGCACAAACCGACAGAATACCACAATCTTTTGATTAGTGCCATCCACTATCTCTTTCAGTTCTTCCAGCTTTGGATTATGCTCCAAAGGGATGACTTGTCCCGGGGCTACTGCAAAATGCCCGCCTAGGATTTGCGCACCACGCGTATAGAATGAGAGGGCATTTGCTACCGTCAGAAGGTGACGGTCTAGCTCAGTCGCCATTAGCGTTTTCAGTTCACGCAAAAGGCGCTTCTGTTCTGCCGATATCTTGACTTCCCGGGTTTCGTGCGCCTGCGGCGGCAAGTCTACCGGGTTGGAAACCACATGCGTATAAGGCTCAATCGTGGCAAGCAATTCGTTTAGGTTCTGGTAACCGATAATTTGCTTACCTTCAAACCCACCCATTACACAATAGCGATTCCGGAAACTATAGTAGCTCCGGAAGCCTAGGATTTTAGGGTCTAGAAACTGGAATTGACTATACAGGTCGCCCACCCCTTTCGTGATTGACGTGCCTGTCAAAATGTCGGTAAATGCGGCCTTGAATCCTAGCTCCTGTACTACCTCAGAGCGGCGGGCCTTGAAATTCTTGATTGATTGGGACTCGTCTACACCAATCGCTAGATGGTCATGCGTGCGCTCTCGGAGCCTATCAGGAAGGCCCCCGGCTTGCAGCGATGAAACCCCATACACTTCGATACGGTCTTTTAGTTCCGGGGCCCACAGGCCGATTTGTTCATGCCAATTGCCTATCAGAGTATTAAGGCAAATGACCCAGGATTCAGCAATCCTACCCTCTAGGAAATATTGCTTCCACAGTTCTAGAAGAGTGCGGGACTTGCCCGACCCCATTTCATGAAAGAATGCGAATGCGCGTTTGTTATACGCTTTATCCAGCGCTTCCCGCTGGTGAGACAAAAGGCCGATAGGGCTAGAAGGAAACCGCCCGGTCCCGTCTACCGCCCCCACTGTTTGTCGCCCTACCGGCCTAGCCTGTTCCCATGCGTCACAAGCAAACTCATTTTGCGTGAAGTTCGCACGGAGAAAATGTCTGTTAGCGGCATTCATGGAAAGCCGCCACAGTTTACGCGCTACAATGTACTTTCTTTCAGGCGCGGAACGTACCCGCGCTGACCACTTTGCCGGGACTACAAAATAGTCTTTTTCTACCTGAATCATAGGGCTATTTCCGCTGAGCCACTGTTAGCGAATTTAGCAGCCTTGACAGTCTGAATATTCCCGACCACTTCACAGAAGCCTCCACGGACCCAGAATCCATCTTCCTCTTCGGGCTCTGATTCGTGCACTTCAACGGCCCCCCGTTTATCAACGGTTACAAACTGAGCCCACGGGGGCGCATTATCCCAGTCTATCAGGACGTGAATTGTTAGGGCTGTCACGTTCATCTGGCTCAAACTCCAATTCATGCAGGCGAACTTGGGCCCCACAGCCGGGACATATTACGGGGGTTGCAGGGGATGGGTGTTTCTGGGTTCCTGCTAGGTAGAAATCACCGGACCCGATAATCGTTCCTTTCGTGGGAATGAAATCAGGCTTAACAGAATTTGCGATTGTAGCTCCGCAAATGCTATGCACCATGGCTGTCATATCATCCTCACTAGGAAGTAAGTAACAGCAGAGAGAATCGGGAGGCCATGCCATACGGTAAGGCCATGTTTGCGGCGGCGCTTATGGGTAGCGGAAAGGGTCGTAATGCGGATGTTCTCACACACTATTTTTTCAGATAGCCTAAGCATTACTGTCCACCTCTCAGGGTTTGGAACCAGCGGGCCAGCCTATATAGCGGATTCTTGGCGGCCTTGCGGGTAGCCACTTCGTAGCACGCGGCTAGCTCGTGTTCAAGATCGCCTTTCTCTGCTATCAACTTGGACCGGATTTCCTCTAGGTTCGCAATGTATGTCCGTACCGGGAAAACTAGGTCAGTCCTCCCGGTCACGGCTTGCAGATTTGTCAATGCGTCTTTTACGTAGTCGGGAGTAGCCATCTTGGTATATTCCTCTAATCATTAGAACTAGAACGGTTATGGCGACTGCTAGGAAATACGCGCCAATGATGGTGCCGACCACTGCAAAAAACGATAAGCTAATCACCTAAGCCTCCGGACGAATGAAACCAGACGCTCCCGGATAAGGCCGTCAGCATACCAGCCTCATATGGATACAGCCGGAGCGTTCCATGCACTTGTTACGGTCGCAATCGTTGGGCGCTTTCCACCCTGATTCCGTACCGCTGGGATGGTTGCGGTTTGCAAACTCTTCCGCTTCCGCGTTTGTATAATTGTCGGGCACGCAAATCGTGATATACGAAATGCCCCATGAAACTACCTCTGGGACTCGTCCGGGCATGGGCTTAGCCCTCCCCAGCGTCAGTAGCGGACGAAACGGCATCTTCTGTCACCTTGTCAAATTCCTTTTGTATGGCGGCGGATTCCTCTGCTACCATACCCGCGATTTGCTTTTCGTTCCACACGTCATATGCGCGTAGGCAATTCGCGGCCGTTTCAAACGGCTCCGCGTGATCGATGGGAACCCCAACAAAGGGGTTATGCGCTTCCGGGTTTTCTGCGGCGTTCTGGATGCAATTATCTGCGGCTTCGCAGATAAGGGCAGTCCCTAGCAGGAAGCGGTCGCGCTGGCCTAGGCCCAGACGCGCGATTAGAACGGCGGCAATACCTACCTGTTCTGGGGTATCCATAAGTATCCTATATTTTGGGCGGTGGATTGGGCGGGGTGGAGCGTTCAGGGTACAGTCAGCAGGGCCAAAGGTCAAGCCCTGTCAAGCCCGACCCGACGGACGGTAGGACCGGGGCACCTTTGGCTGTTTCGGCTCCCGTTCTGGGCGGCGTTTGGCCTTGCCCTCACGCTCGCGCCGGGTAGCCTCTTGTCTGCGGGATTTGCTCATCGGTAGAGACTCCCTTGAACGTTGTCAATCGGGACCACTGTAATGCCGCGCCCCTTGTGATGGTATCCATGGTGGATATGGACGGTGTGAGTAGCAGAGGCCCCATTATCAAAAACCTCCCCCTTCGGCTCCCACTGGATAACTACCACTTTGTTATCCGTAAACAGGTCAGCCGGGACCGTGCATCCGTACTCGTCAAAGTACACCCGTGCGCCGGTGTAAGTGCATTCCATAAAACCCCCTCTTCCTATAGATAGGGGCCCATAAAGGGCCCCCATTGGTTTGGCCGATAGAGCGTCGCAACGTGCTACGGCAGCGTTTCCGGGTCGCATACCGTAGCACGGTGCGCGCCCCTGTTAAGCGGCTTCTGCTTCTTCTGCTTCTGCTTCTGCTTCCGGCTCGCATTCGCGCAGCAGGGAATCCAGTTCATCGACGCGGGCTTGCGCCACGTCACGGGCACTGCGGATTGCGGCATGGATCAGGTCGTCCCGGCATTCGATGGCCGACAGGACTTCGCCGTACACAGCATAGCCACGCTTCGTGCCCTTCGGAGCAGTGTCGTCCAGCGGGGTAGCGGACAGGACGTTTCCGGACAGGTCGTATGCTACAATCTGCCAGCCCTTGCTATCCGGCTTCGGCGCATCGATCAGGTTCACGCGGGAGAGCGTGACCAGCGCCACACCGTGGACCGTCTGAGCAGCAACCAGCTTGCGGCCGGTATCCTTGAACGGACCACTGGCAAAAGCGGTACCGCGTCCCTTCATCTGGGCGGCGGCGTAATCAGCGGGGCTCTGGCCGGCGTTCGGTGCGAAGGTCTGGAGGCCAGCGGCTTCGATCAGTTCGTTACGGTTCATTTCATTCACCTTTTGGTTAGTGGTTTGTGTTACTGGGGTCGCGTGGGTGATGTTACAGGCTTTTTAGCGGGTGTCAATACCCTATTGCAAAAACTCCTAAACTTTTTCGCTTGTCTTTCGGGCCCGTGCAATGGCACTGGGCAAAGAGATAAACGCATCTTCTGATTGCAGCGTACGAGCTTTGGCATACAGTTCGGCCACATAGTATTGACGGCTGTCCTTATGCACTGGAACGAAGTCGGGCTCTTGCCATGCGTCCATGATGCACCGGGCCCGGTCAATGGTGTAATGCGGGCAAGGCATATCCCGACAGTACAGAGCAACCAGCCTATCCAATTCGTTAAACCAGATAGCCGGGTCTATCGTGTCCGCGTCCGGGATATCCAAAGGGGTCAAGTGTTGCAGGACCCCCAACCCTCCGCGAATCCATGGCGCGGCGGCCATGCGATCCCCTAGCGTTTCGATGGGGCAATAGTCCTGGGGGTCTACCTTATCCTTAAAGAATCGGGATAGGTAGTTTGTAACCTGCCGAAAGTGTTTACATTCCGGATTGCCAATCATGCGCAATTCCGGCAATGGCGAGGTATGTATGGGGGCCAGCTTCAACCCATTGAAAATGCAGAGGGCGGCTAGCAGGGAGGGGGAGGGACGTTGAAAGGCCATGTTAATAATCCTCAGGGGGATAGAGAGCAGAGGGGCAGCAGATTTGCAGCAGTCCGCAGAAGCTACACCACCAGCCTACCGCGAACGCGATTCCAGCGGCCACTATCGTATGGATAAACTCACTCTCCGGATATATGAAAGTAGGGAATACCCATGCAGTGGCGGCGCATACGATGGCAGCGGGTACGCATGCCATGATGGCGCAGACTAGCAGGGTTAGCGCGATATTCAGGGGGCTAGGCATGGCGGAAACCTCAGTTATACAGCGAGAAAAAGTCTAGCCACGTTTGCGCGGCTAGGGTTGACACTACCCCGACCGCGATCCATAGCAGGATTTCGACAATGCCTAGGCCATGGTTGCGGCGATCCTCTTTTAGGGCATTGGCGCGGCTCAGGTGACCATTCCGGGGGCGGCGATTCATGCGCGCTTTTCCCTGTAGTCATACTCGCCCCACGTTGCCATATACATTTGATTAGCCACCTTATCCAAGCCACGGGGAAGGGCTTTAACCTCTACCTCTTCCCCGTCCAGATAGTAAACGGGGTCGCCCACGTTAACCTCCGGCTCTACGTACCAGCTACCGGGCAGGCGTTCGATACCGTAAAGGCATACCAGTTCGCGGCCGTCCTTTAACTCAAACCGCGCGCATGCAATGAACCGGGTCATGTTTCAGCCCCCCAGCGCCGCGAGGATTTCGCGGGCCCGTGCGGCCTGTACCCTCACGGTGTCAGACTCCGCAAGGCTGGGCGTCAGTTCGATGACAAACAGCAGCGTCTTAATGAGGCCCAGCACCTCGCCCAGTTCTGGCACCTCAGGGCGGGGGTGGCTTAGCACTTCGTCTAGTGTGCCTTCGACAGTGGTGCAAATTGAATGGGTAACCTTTGGCATGGTGGCGGCTCTCTTTGGTGATGGGTTGGCGGGGGTTGGGGGGAGTATGCCTCCCCCCTTCCCTAGTGTCAAGCGGCGGCCTTCAGTTCGGCCATACCTTCCGCCAGCTGCCACAGGGCGCGGTTGATCTTGACATTCTGGTCAATGCCAGCCACCTCGCGCGTGGTCATGCGGCGGCCCGTGGTGGCGCGTCCCCGCACCCCTCCCTTGATCAGGTGCTCTTGGGTGCGGTTGAATACGCTCCAAAGGTCGGCGCTGTTATCTTCCCAGCGGCGAGGGCGGAGAATCTGGGCCGGTTCGATGGGGAGAGCCCCGGTCTTTTCATCGGGCTCAAACTTGGTCAGAAGGGCAGCGCGAGCAAACACGTTTTGCTCTGCCGGGTTGAGGGTGATTGCCTTCATCGTGTCGCGGCTCTCTTCCACGTCGTGGAAGGTGTCAACTACCGTATACGCGCCTTCGATCACATCGTCCACGATGTTGCCCTTATGGCGCACGCGGATATCGTTGGAGATATCGCCACACACAAGGCCGTTCATACAGACGAAGCGGAACATCCCGGCAAGCATCTGGTAAGAGCTGGTCCCATCATGGCTATTAATGAGGATGATTTCGTTCGCTTCCGTGGCGTCAATCTGGGACGCGTGGCGGAGGCGAATCATGTGCTTTGTAAACTCGCGCTTATCGGCAACGCGGGTGCGGCTCTGTCCGACCATGAAAGGCTGAAAGCCTTCCTTCCGCAGTCCGGCCAGCACGTCAAGCGTGGGAACGAAGCTGTAACGCTCGCTGCGCGAATGGTGCGCGTCCGTGGCGAAGATTGACGGGGCGACGGCCCGGATTTGCTCATCCGTGAGAGGGCTGTTTGAGCGGTACTGAACGGGGGCGGCGAAACGGGTAGCGAGTGCGGACATGGTGGCATTTCCTTTGGTGGGTGGCCTGAGGCGGCCGGTTGGTGTAGGTGTAGACTAGGCCATGTGGGGGAGGGTGTCAACCCCTCCCCGACGAACGGTAGGCTAGGCTAAATCGTTCAGCATGGCGCGAACCTGGGCGATCTGGGCGCGTATGAACGCGGCCAGGTTCACATGCTCAGCGGGGCAGTTTTCCAGCTGCCTTTCTAGGCTTGCCAGTTCCTCCCTGAGGTCGGCCGCCAGTTCGTGCGCGTGAAGGTAGTCGGTTTTCATTAGTAGGAAACTCCGGCCTTGTGGGCGGCTGCGACGATGGGGAGATAAGCGGCGCTAACAGCCTTCCGTTGTTCGGGTGTGGCGCTGTATATGTTTTCAACCCCGTTTTCCCGGCATGCGTTTTCGTATGCTTCCTTTATGGTGCGGTAGTAGTCCAGCGAGGCGCGGGCATCGGGGCTCAGGCTGTAGCCGTGGGCGTGCCAGAAGGTGCCCATTTCCTCTAGGCTTGAATACTCGCTCAGGCTGGCGGGGTATAGGTGGCCTTTCACGTCCTGTCCGATAGCCATGCTGATTCGGGCATAGGTGGACCGCTTGGGGGCATTCCAAACCGTCCCGGGCTTTTTGGGGTTCGTGGTCTGGGTGCAATAGCGGAAGCCCTTGCCCCGCTTGAATTCGATCCATACGCGCATGGTGCAACGCAGGTTAAACCCATAGGGGTAGTTCTTCACGATAACGGCCGTCTCAGGGCTCACGGCAGCGGCGAGGGTTTCGGGGGTGTAGGGCTGGGTCATGACAGGCTCCGGATTGGGGACGTGTTTCACGTGGAACGTTAGAGGGTGGCCGTAACCGTGTCATCCGTGGGGACGATGGGGCCGAACTTATCAGCCCACGCGCACACCGCGTTAGCGGCCTTAATATTGGCGCGGTCATACCCGGCCACGGCATACCCGGAATGCCCATCGCGGGCGGCCTGATACATGGCGATGCGCTGGGCTTCCGTGAGGGAGGCGAGACGGGTAAACATTTCGTTGCGGGTCATGGCGGCGTTTTCCTTAGCGGATGAAGGGGCGAACGATGAGGCGTGTTATCAGCAGCGCGGAGAGGGTGCAGAGGGTGAGGATTACCAGCATGGCGGGAGGGCCTTTGTATGCGTGGGAAGGTTCACGTTGAGGGGGCCGGGTGGGTGGCCCCCTAGGCGTGGGCCCTCAGGCGGTGGGCTTGTGGTGTGGTGCCAAAGGGGCAGAGCTATTGTGCAGGAACCAAAAGCCCGGGGAAACGCGGTCCTTTTCCATCCATTCCGTGGCACCGTTAGGGGTGAGCCACGTTACGCGGCCCTTGGCAGTGCCGGTAATGATCCATCCAGCGTCAACAGCTTTCTGAGCTAGCGCGGCGTTGGGGTTGGTAGCGGTCATTTGCGGGGTCCGGTGTCGGTTGGTGTGGGGGTAGATTAGCACCCCTCCCCCACATTGCAATGCCGTTCGTCGGGCTGGGATGACCGTTCGTCGCTGGGGGTCTGGGGTAGGGTGGACCCCGGGCGGAGGTTGGACCCGCTGTAAGTCGTTGATTTGCAAGGCAAAGGGTCTGGGGTCTAGTGGGGTCCTACTCTTTTTAATATATGAGTAGTAGAGGGCTTTTAGAAAAGTGCAAAAAAGGGCCTTTTCAAAAGTGCCTATATAAAGCGTTGTAAAAGGGGGGGCAGACCCCGACCCCTTGGACCCCGTTTCCCGCGCTGACCTTTGGGGGTCATGGCGTCCCGGTTTGGGGCTGTCGCTGCCCCCGGTTCGCTGCCCTAGGCGGGGCCGACCTCGCGCCCCGGTCGCACGCGCAAAAGCTCACAACGTCCCCGCAAAAACTCAAATTCGCGCGCGCAGCCCCTAGGCGGGGCACAGGTAGCGGCCCCCCCGTCCGCGCGCCTCTGAGCGCGTTCTAGCGCGTTCTAGAGGGGGTGGCATTTCGGGCGTCGGGCCGGGGGGCTTTCGTCGCAGGCGTCGGGCGGGGGTTGGCACGCTTCCTGCATGGGGACGGCGGAGCGCTCGCGCCTACCACAGCCCGGGGGCAGTGTCAACCCATGCACGTATCGTGCCAACATCGGACGGCGGGCCTCCCTACCACAGCAGCGGAGCGCTGT